CAAGAATGTATCAGCATCCAAATCTGATCCTGTTAAAGTTCCCGCTAATTTAGCAATTGTTCCAGTGTATAGTGCAGCTGCGCCCTCTGCCGCACTCCTCTCTTCTCTTCTACTCGCTATCGCTTCTCTTATCTCTACATCATTTAATCTATCTTGCTCATTTTTCCCAGATAATCTACCACGACCAGTGAGTTCGTTTGTGATGTTAAGTGCTGTGAGTCCAGATGAGTTTAGTTCACTTTTTCCCCACTCAACACCATTTACATCTGTAACTTTTGGCATAGGTAATAAAATAATTGATTTTAAATCACTTCCCACAACACTATCACCAGCGACAGTTCCTTCAATTGGTTGACCACTATTTGTCACATTTTTAGTTCTACCTGTAGTGCCAGAAAAAAACCCTTCCCCAACATTTGTTCTACCCGCTGACTTACTCATGTTTAAGTTAGGTCTAACGTAGTTATATCTCGATATTTTCAAATGATCTTGATTCTTATCAATATCCTCTGGATATTGCATTATTTTAGTATCTTTTGATCTAGTTGAATTATCTTTCGGTTCAGAAAATGCAAGAGCTGTTGAATTATCTGTTTCTATAAAACTCTCATTATCACGACTTTTAGTATTTTTTGTGTATTCTGAGTTAAGTTCAGATGATGTTGCTTGAACTGCTCTATCTCCATTCGCATGACTTAAATAAGATTCTTTAATACCTTTAAATCTATTAACATTGTATGCTCTTGTTCCACTCTCAGAATTTGCCAAATCAGAAAAACGACTACTATTCGGATCAACTGGTAATGGATTTACTTTTCCAGATCTACCAGAGACATTAAAAATTGAATTAATTTTATTATCACTATCAAAACCGAAAACATATTGTTTTCCATCTACAGTATATGGTTTGCTTTTTTTACTTGACATTAGTTTTTGTTGTAAACTCGGTCTCTTGGGACTGGAATTCCTCTCATATCAATGAATCTTTCAGTTGGTAGTTGTGCTACATCCGACCACTCAGCATTTGGAATACGATATGGTGTTCCTCTCACGCCAGTATAAAGATATTTATGTAGAGTTCGGGGAGGAACTGCAACTGCACCCTGAGCAGAGTTATTTAGTAAGCTTATTGCTAATTCATCTCTTTGAGTCAAACGAACATAATGAAGATTGCATCCTAGAAAACCACCTGTCTGATATTCGATCACATATGCGAGTGGATACATATCATAATATGGTTGTTTGGTTTGTGCTGAATATGTAAAAAAATATAATTGGCCAGGTGCAAATCCAGCTGTGTCTGCAGCGTCATCGTCAAAGTTTGTAGATCCAAGTTCCTCAAGTAATTGACTACGAAAGAAATCCTCACTCACTTGACCTTCAACCTTATTCAATATATTTTGTAGAATGCTCATCGGATTCCTAATTCTTTTTCAGTCATAATTTTAAATTCTAATTTACGATCTTCGCAAAACTCTCTCGCTGCTTTCCATTTTGCTTGATTCTTCACATATGTCATTGATTCATTTATCATTGTCTTTCTTGATTTACCTTTTGTCGCCTTTGGTTGGAGTGTCTCTCTCATCGGTTTAACTTCGATTACCGATCTACGAATATTATTCTCTTTGTCTTTATATTTAATAAAAAAGTCAGGAAAATATCTACGAACACGATTTGTTGTCGGGTCTAAATAAGGAATCCAAAATTCTTCAGATGCCCACTCAAGTATATTTTCATTTAAATCACAATAATTCATGAACTTTCGCTCCCAAAGAGACCTATAAATAATATTTTGAGAGTCTCCCTTATACTTTTTAGGATTGGAGGGCCTATATATCCCTTTATAGCTCATATATAGTAATAACAAGTTAAGTTTATTTATTGTGGCAGAAGATACAGGATTCCCAAGTAAAGGTTTAATAAGTAGAGGAAGTCTTTTAGATGTTCGGGATACTATTGCAAGACCCTCTCTTGATACTTTTTATGAAGTCGAATTTTCCTTCGGAAAAATGGACAGGTGGTTAGGATCATTACCAAATAAAAACAGAACTCAAGGTTATGGTTTTAAGAAAAAAATGTCTTTATTATGCACACAGGCTGAACTTCCAGGCACCAGCTTTGTTCCGTCAACTGCAATTGGTCATCGACAAGGTATTCAAGAAGAGTTTCCAAACTTAAGAAATTTTCCGCCTTTAAATTTAGTTTTCTACTGTGATGCGGATCAGGTGATAATACAAGTTTTAGAGAGTTGGATGTCTTACATTAATCCAATATTCACAGGTCAAAGTGAGCCTGCAGCGTTTTCAAGATTTAATTATCCAGAAGATTATAAAGAAACAATTCATATCACTAAATTTGAAAGAGATTCATTTATTAAGAGATCAAGATCATCATCTTATAAATCACACTTCACACAATTTGAATTTGTAAACGTGTGGCCATCAAATATGACATCAATGAGAGTTGCCTATGGTGATTCAAATGTGTTAAGATGTAATATACAGTTTGCCTACGACAGATTTTTTACCTCTTATACTCAAACAGGAGATCATAAATACGCTGTTCTTAACACACCTAATGATGTTGTAAACTCAAATAGTGAGGCAGTTCAGAGAGCGAAATCTAACGCTGAAGCCACAGCTGCAGAAAAACTTAGAAATAGACCTCAATATCAAATTAATAGAGATAATTTAAATGCTAGTAGAAGAAATCAAAGTTCAGGCACTCGTTATGTCAATCCAAATCCAAGTAATAACAAACGAGGCAGTGCATTTAACCGCTAAATAAAACACTGAATAGATCATTATGCCCTTACCAACCATTGAAACTCCAACCTATGAGTTGAAGTTGCCATCATCAAATAAAAGAGTTAAGTATAGACCTTTTCTTGTTAAAGAAGAAAAAATATTAATCATTGCTCTTGAGTCAAAAAATGAAAATGAAATCACAAATGCTGTGACAGATGTTTTAAAGAAATGTATTTTGACAAAAGGAGTTGATGTTGACAATCTGCCTACATTTGATATTGAATATCTATTTTTAAATATTCGATCTAAGTCAATTGGAGAGGACATCAAACTTACTGTAACCTGTCCTGATGATAATGAAACAAAAGTTCCAGTAACAATTTATGTGGATGAAATCAAAGTTCAAAAACAAAAAGGTCACAGTCCAGACATTGTTTTAGATAATAAGATGACACTTCGGATGAAGTATCCATCACTTAATCAATTTGTTAAAAACAATTTTAATACTGAAGATGAAGCGGACACGATGGTTGATAAAACATTTAGAGTTGTCGCTGATTGTATTGATACCATTTATACTGAAGAGGATGCATGGGATGCTAAGGACTATACTCCACAAGAAAGACTTGATTTTGTACAACAATTAAATTCAAAACAGTATAAAGAGGTTGAGAAGTTTTTCTCAACGATGCCAAAGTTATCTCATAAGATTGAGGTGGTGAATCCAAATACAAAAGAAAAGGGTAGTGTTATTTTGGAGGGTCTGGCCGATTTTTTCGCCTAAGTATTGCAAGAGAGGATCTTGAATCTTATTTCCGTATCAATTTTGCTCTCATGCAATACCATAAATATAGCTTGACGGAACTCGAAAATATGATGCCTTGGGAAAGAGAGGTTTATGTCACTCTTCTCAAGCAATATATTGAAGAGCAAAATCTAAAGAATCAACAACAACAAGGTGTCCAAAGATATGGATGAGGAAAATAAAAAAATAAATCTGGAATCTTTTTTTAAGAGAGTTGATTCTGTTGATAAGATAGCCAGTTCTGCCTTATCGAAGGCAAATTCAAATTTAGGAATTGTTAATAATCAAAAATCGTTGATTGAGAGTCTATCAATCTCAATTGAAGCGATGCAAGAAAAAATTAGAGATATTGCAAATTATATAATTATAGAGAAAAAACTTGAAAGAGACCTTGAAGAGGATAGGCGTTTAGAAGCTGAGGATGCAGAACAGAAAAGACTGATGACTGAGAGAGCTGCTGCAAGGGGTCAGACAGTGCCTCAAGCAGAGCCAGGTAAACCATCAGAATCACAAGGAGGAGGTGGTGGTTTTCTTGGTGGACTTGTGAAAACTTTAGGTGCATTGATGGCTGGAGGTTTTGCTCTTAAATATATCGGCCCAGTTCTTTTACCAAAACTACTTCTTCTTGCTAAAACAAAACTTTTTCCTATTATTGGAGCTGGACTTAAAACAGCGGTTACAACAAGCTTTAAATTTCTTGGAGGTTTAGTTACAAAGTTATTTTCTCCATTAACAACAGCGCCTATCATTGGTAAAATATTTAAAGGTATAGCTTTTTCTAGTCCATTTTTAGCAGTGGGTGGTTTCTTAGCTTCAAAAATATTTGATTTCTTTTCTAAGGGTGGTAAATCGGAGAGTGGGACAGGGGTTGGTGTTGATACTGGCTCAGGAGGTCAAGTAGTCAGTCAGACTAATTTAGCAGAGGGTGATGAGAGTATGAGAAAGACTTTGACAGAAAAAGAATTGATGGTAACTCCAGGCACAAGAATTGATGAGTATGGTGCAGAGGGTGGTGGAGAACCATCATCAGGTGATTTGTCTATGTTTGATGAGGATGAAGTTAATTTTAAAAGTGAATTTAAAGAGGGGAGTTATGAATTTTCATCCAGTGAAAAAGATGGCGTAACAAATATCAGAACAAAATTTGAGGGTGTAACTAGATTTGATATGGAAACAGGTAAGGCTTATATTCTTGGTGAAGAAGTTACTTATGAGGGATATAATGAGTATATAAATCTGCCAGATAGAGATAACAAAGATGCGATGATAAGGATTATAAAAAAACATGCAGTGAACAAAGTTGAACCAGCTAAGGAAAAGAAAAATATTAATGTTGAAGTTCAGAAAAAAAATGATTTAGATTTATCACTCCGACAAAATCTAGAAACAACTGATAAACTAGCAAACGCAGTATCTTATCAGTCAGGAACTACAAACAAAGATCAGAATGGCAGCGTGGTGGTTCAAAATAAACCAGCGCAAGTTACAATCGCATCAATAAAGAAAACATCAAGTTCAGTGCCCTTCATTAAAGCGAGTAAGAATCAATACTTATCAATTAATGATGTAACTGTGCCTCCAGAAGTCGCTAAAATGTTAACATAATGGCAGAATCTAAATTTCTTATCACAAAATGTATGTTGATGCCAAATGAGGGTTCTTCTTTGAAGGAACCTTATGAGTTGGGTCTTGGAAATCCTATTATTGATTATTATGAGAGTATAGAAAGTCCATCAATCTCAATGACTGTTACTTTCATTGATATTGACCAAGTTATAGGTCGAGAGGGAATCACTGGCGGTGAATACATTGATGTAACGGTTAAGGATGGAGATGTAGATGAGTTCAAGATCACATCTGAAAAACAAAAATTAATGCTCAACTCTGTCAGAAACATGGTAACTGAAACAAACAAACAGGTTGCAACTTTAGAGTTCGTTTCAGTCGAATCAATTATTAATGAAACTTCAAGATTAAATAAAAAATATACTGGTAATGTCTCTGAAACTGTAACAAAATTGCTAACAGATGAAGGAGGATCTGATAAAAAAGGAATTCAAAGTTCTAAAAAATTAGATAAGGATAATTCTGTCAACTCTTACTCTTTTGTAGGTAATTTAAAAAGACCATTTGATACGATTCAATGGTTGTGTCCAAAAACTCAATCATCATCAAAAGATTTTGGTTTTTTATTTTATGAAACTTTAGATGGTTATGTTTTTAAATCAATTAAGAGTTTACTAGAACAAGAACCGATAACATATACACAAACAGATAGACCTGGCGATCAAGGTTTCTTTAAAATTTTACAGAATAATTTAAATCAAACAAATGATATTGGTATGAACATGAGAATGGGAATGTACGCTAATCGCACTTTGTATATTGACATCGAAAATCAAACATTTGAGGAAGTTGACTTTAAAATTTCTGAATTGGATTTAAAAAGACCACCTAAATTATTAGATGGTATTGAGGACTTTCCAACCCGATTAATGCTTCGTGTAAATGATTTTGGCGTTGCACAAAAAGGATCAAAGAAAGATGAAGTTCAACCAATAAGTGAACTTGCCGTTTATCAAAATAAGTCCTATATTAGGAATAACTTATTATTTTCACAGTCTATAAATATCTCAATTCCATTGAATACAACCTTAAGAGCTGGAAACGTTATTAATATTAGATTGCCCGTTAAAAAAGATGATGAAGGTTCTAAAACAGATTCTTATGGAAATGAGAGAACAAATGACCCTAGTGGTAAATACTTAGTTTCCGAATTAAGACATTTAATTGGTGGTGGTAGTGCTGAAACACAACTTAAATTAATTCGTGATGTCTTTACCGCTTAAATAAAAGAAACAGGAGAATCAAATGAAATCAATCGAAGATCACATTGAATACGATAAGAAAATTGCTGACGATCCACAGGCGAATCCAGCAGCAAGAAGACATGCAAAGGAAGAGTTACATGAACTCGAAGAGTATGTCGAACATCACAAAGCAGAAATTGAAGCAGGCGATCATCATGATCCAAACGCTTTAGAATTATTCTGCGATATGCACCCAGATGAACCAGAGTGTTTAATTTACGACGATTAATAGATGTATCAACCATCAACTAACTTCATAGGAAAAGATCCGATGCGATGGTGGATTGGTCAAGTGACTGATCCAGAGAAAGGAAAGTGGGGAGATTCCTTAGAGAAGAAAGAAGCTGAAGACGGTAAACAGATCTATTCACATCGATGTCGTGTCCGCATTGTTGGATATCATGGATGTGAAGATGATCTAAAAGATGAGGAACTACCTCTAGCGCATGTCTTGTTGCCATCAAATACATCAACAACTGGTGGACAAGGACAATCCATGCAGTATCAGGGTGGAGAGGTGGTGGTTGGATTTTTCTTTGATGGTGATGATGGTCAACAACCAGTCATCTTTGGAACATTGTTCAAGCAAACTTTTATCAAAGATAAGTTGACAAACGCAGAGTTTAACGCAAAGAAACAAACTTGTTTTAAACCATATACACCACCAAAAGTAAGAGAAACTGCTGGTAAACATGTAACTTATAATTCTGGAGAGGGGGGAAAAACTGAGTGGTCTGGAGGAGTGGTTCCAGCTGGTGGTGCTGGAGATAAACATAAGAGCACTGCAAAAGAACAGTATAACGATGCCACTAAAATTAAGATTGATAATGCCACTGCATGTCAAGATAATGAGTTATCTAAGATAACAAATACAATGAAGGACTTTACTCAAAGGTTGCAAACCCTTCAAAAATTAAATTCATCAGACGTATTTGTAAATCCAATCTACGGTGGTATTGTTGATATACAGTCAGAAATAAAAATAACATCAAATAAACTTCAAAATTCCATGACGAAGTTAGTTCGTCGTGGTCGTTCATGGGTTATAAATGACACGTTAGATAAATTATCAACAACTCTAAAGGATAAAACACCATTACCTTTAAGAGCACCAGCTGGGAAAGCGACTAAAGATTTGACTGATGTGATGTTTTGTAATTTTGAAAAAATACAAGATGAATTATTAGACTATCTTAGTAAAAGTTTAGAAAACATGATTGGTCAAGTGTTAGACGTTCCGACATGTGGCATTGAAAACTTTTTAGGTGACATGTTCGGACAAATTAATAATATTTTAGATACACAACTTGGTGGTTTATTTGATCAATTAAATAATATTCAAGGTGGTGGAATCGCTTTACCAAGTAAAACCTTTTCAAAAGCAATTAAGTTTGCGAATATTGTCACGAATGCTCTTGAATGTGACGCACAAAATTGTCCAGATAATTCAACATATTCATCACAGAATGGAGTTGGATTATCAATTGAAGATAGTTTTGATAATATAATTGGAAAGATGGGAATAAGTTCTTTACTAGATCCTCTTTTAGATGGACTTGATGGTGCAATTCCAGCATTACCATCAAAACCAGATTGTTCAACAAATGTTCTCAGATGTGGGCCACCTAGAGTTGATTTCATTGGAGGTGGTGGTCAAGGTGCAACTGGTAGTGCTATTGTAAATGTTTTAGGTCAGGTAATCGGTGTTGCAATCAGTGACGGTGGATTTGGATTTACAGAACCACCTCTACTTTCGTTTGTTGATGGTTGTGATAATGGTCATGGTGCTGGAGGTTTCCCAGTTATGGGACAAGTTACAGATCCAAATGGGAACATTTCTCTCGGCGTGATAGATGTGGTAATCACAAGCCCTGGCCAAAAATATCTACCAAACACAACGGAGACAGATCTTGATGGTAATGTCAAAGAAGTCATTCCAGATCCAAATGCAAACTATGATGGTGCAGTTTCTTATGTGACTTCATTAGATAGTGTTATCGTTGAGGGAACAGGATTTGGTTACGCTGATACCGATACAGCGACAGTCAGTGGTGGATCTGTTGGTGGATCTTTGAGTCCTATCGGTGACGGTGTTACTGGAACAGGTGTTGGTGTTGATGTTGGAACAGGTGTTGGTTCTGGTTTTACTGATGGTGATGGCATCAGCACCAACGGAGTTCAAAATCCTGGCCAGGCTGAGGTTGAATTAGTCATACAAGATGGTAGAATTGAGAAAGCGAATGTAATTAATGGTGGATTTGGATTTACTTCTATTCCAGAAGTAACAATAAATAGTGACACTGGAGTTCTTGCTAAATTGACACCAGTTCTTAAATTTACTAGAATTGATGATGCTACACAACTCGCTGATCTTCCTCAAATTGATCAAGATAAGATCGTGACTGTAATTAGTTGTATTACGAAATAAAATGCCAAAACCAAAAGATAATAAACAACCAGAATCAATAAAATATAAAAGGTTTGAATTTGCGAGTGGTGATGACACCATACACGGAATGGCAAATTTTGAGGTTCAAACACAGGAGGCACAGACCTTTGGATTTTATGCTGACACAGGACAGGGTAAATCTGAAGGAGGTGGGCCTGGAACTGGTAAAGCAGTTTTATATACGCCAGGATCATCAACTGAAGTTCTTGGTGAAGGTTTAAAAGTTAGAACTAACAATGATCTTAGTCAACTACCAGCTAAAATTATAAAGTGTAAAAAAGGTGATATGATTTTTGAATGTGAAAATGGTAATATATTATTAAGAGCAAAAAATGTTTTTATTGATGCAGATGGTGGAGGACAGGATGGTCAATTTACTGTAAAAGCAGAGAGAATGGTTGACATCGGAG